CGCGGCCTTTCTGGTCGCCACCACAGCAGTAACCATTTGGGTTGCATTTTGGGTTGCAGTGGACGCAGTTGTCCGATTCATTAGGAGGATCAAATGCCAAAGAAAGCTACTCAGACTCCCCAACGTGAAGGGTCGTTGCAAAGCGAGGTAGACGCCTACTTGAAAAAGACCCTCGTCCCTCCATCCTTCCATCTGCGATTGAACTCAGGACAAGCGCGTGTCCGGGGAGGGGTCATCCATCTCTGCCCGGAAGGGACAGCCGACTTTGTTGTGTTTCGCTGTGCCGGCCTAGTGACTTGGCTAGAACTCAAGAAACCCGGCAAGGACACGACAGCCAAGTCCCGCACATTGAAGCAGGCCGAATTTGCCGAAAAAGTGAGGGCCCTGGGGCATTTCTATTACATCGTCCGTTCAATGGACGAGCTTCAAACGTTGTTCTAGTTCATTAGGAGGATCAAATGCCGTTGAATTTTCCAGTCAGCGGGGGTGGCGATTTCAAAGGCCTGCCCTCCGGTTCCTACGCAGCTATCTGCGATCAGGTTGTGTTTCTTGGCCTCCAGCCGGGGAACGATCTTTACCCAGATCCCAAGTATCAGGTCTACATTCGCTGGCAGGTACCCTCCGAGCGCGTCAAGTTCGAGAAAGACGGAAAGCGGGTTGAAGGCCCAGCCGTCATCGGTCGCACCTATACCGCCTCCATGCACAAAAAGGCCGGGGTGCGGATCATGCTCGAATCGTGGCGCGGTAAGACATTCACCGACGATGAGGCCAAGAAATTCGATGTGTCCACAATCCTTGGCCAGTCCTGCATGTTGGGGGTTGTCGAGAAGGAATCGGGGGGGAAAATCTACTCCAACATCTCGTCCATCGGACGACTCCCCAAAGGCACCGCCGCGCCCAAGGCTGAGGGGAATCTGACCTACTTCTCTCCTGAGAATGAGGGGACATACGAGAGTCTGCCCAAATGGATCAAAGAGAAACTGGCCGCACAGATCAAGCCGACGGCTGCTCCCTCAGTTCGACGAGGCCCGGACGAGGCAGGTCGGTACGACTTTGGCGGAGAGGTTCCGACTGAGGCTTACAACAATGTGCACGGGTTGGACGCGAGCGATGCCGACCTACCCGACAACATGCAGGACGACTCATCTGTTCCGTTCTAGGAGGCAACATGGAAACCGCAACCCAACCCTACATCCCTCGCAAAGATCGAGGCCCCGATGTCAAAGTCCGCCTCACTCTGTCGGACATCGAACAGAACGCGCTGGCGATCCAAGACCTGCTGTTCGACTCGGTAGGCGAACTGACGCCCGAACTGGAGCAAGCCTTGGACGATCTGCTGTCCTGTGGGTCTGCAACACTCGATGCCGCCGCGTGGGTGGTCAGGAAGCTCACTGGAGAGGCTGAGACGTGCAAAGCCGAGGCAACGCGCTACAAGGCCCGCGCTGAGGCTCTGGAGCGCAATGTAGAGCACCTCAAGGGCCGGATGCTGGCCGTGGTGGATACGGCGTTCTCTGGAAAGCTCAAGACGGAGCGCAATACCATCTATGGGCAGACCGCCGGGGATGTTACCAAGATCGAGCTGGCCCCGGACGCCGACGAAACGAGCTTGGATCGTATCTGGCAGACCGACTCCGCATTGGTGCGCCGGTCGCTCGAACTCAACAAGACGGAGATCAAACATCGCTTCGAGGCGGGGGAACAACTACCACCCACCATCGCTGTCGAGGTTGTACCTGGCAAGCGCAGTCTGAGGATACGCTGATGAACCTGAAAGCCATCTGCTACGACTACGGGATTCTCCTGGCCGCGCTCACCTCTTTTGGTGCGGTGTGGATGGTCTTTGAGAACTGGACGCAGTGATGGCGGGCCCGGAAGAAGCGGCCCTGCGTGCGCTGATATCGGGCCTGGGGCGCGAGTTCAAGAAGGTGGGTGGCAACGGAGTCACCCAGTCAAAGGATCGCTCTGACGCGGTTGTGGACGCCCTCGAAGCGCTCGTGAAGAAGCAGGTTCTGGTCGGGATCCCGGCTGAAGCCGCAGAGCGCAAAGAGGATGAGGAACTGAACAATGCAGCGCGGCTCTACATCCATGAGTTCGGCGCGCCCGAGGCCAACATACCGGCCCGGCCGACGCTGATGCCCGGGATCCGAGACGCGCAGGAGGGCGTGAACAAATACTTCCGAGCCTCGGCCAAAGCTGCCATCGCCGGTGACGCCGGCGCGGTCGATGTGAATTTGCATCGTGCAGGCACTGTCGCGCGCGATGCGGTGAAGGAAAAGATCAACAGCAACATACCGCCGCCTCTCGCAGCGGTTACAATAGCGAAGCGAATCGCATTGGGCGTGACCCGGACGAACACCCTGGTGATGACCGGACAGATGCGTAACGCGGTAACCTACGTGGTGAGGGACAAATGAGTCGTAAGCGATTCGTTCCGGTGGACGTATTGCAGTTGATCGAGACACAAGAGATGCGTAGAGCTAACGACGCAGATCTTGCGATCGAGATGTCGAACTATGCCAACATGGGGATTATCGTAACGAGTGAACGGAAGTGCGATGATGGCGCACTCGTGTCGAGCACCCTGTGGTTGCCAGGATTGACCGGATTGGATGCGCATTACATCCACATGTCGTACAACGGATTTGAAGAACCAAGTTGGCCAGCGTGGCCACATGACCCGAGGCACTGAAATGGCGAAGCACACTCACATCCACTTGCACCTGGCCCCGGGCATGTTCGGCGGTCAGTCAACGGCTGATGCCGGCGCGTTCAACGAAGCGAAGCACAAGCGTGAAGGTGGCAAGTTCTCCTCGACGGGAGGTGGCGGCGCTGCGAAACCTGCGACCGGTGCATCGGCGTATGCGGCCAAGCATGGTTCGAGTCCGCGGGGCTCGCGCGAAGAGGAAGAGGAAAAGCGCGAAGCTGAGTTTGCGAAGCGCAAAGAAGAGGCGCCGCTGCTATGAGTATTCGCATTCACATCCACCACGGTGGACGCACTGTCGACTTCGTTCCGGAAGAACACCCGCGCGGCGGCCGCGGACAGTTCGGTGAAGGCGCGGGCAAACCGTTGAAAGAATCTGAGCATCCTCGCAATGGTGCGGGGACGTTCGTTCCGGGATCACATCCCGGCCAGCGTTCGGAGCGTCAAAAGCGCGAGCGCACTGACTTGGTCGGAAACAAGGAGTAAGACATGAGCGGGCTGATCGATCTGGGCGTAGTTGGTGAAGCAACCTATCTGGTGCTCGATGCGAGCGGTGTGCCGTATGGCGTGCAAAATGCTCAGGGCGAAACTGCCTTCGGCGCCGCTCCCCCCGTAGGCGCATTGCCTGGCGTCACTGACGGTTCGTCGGCTGCCGCGGGAAAAGTGGGGGAAGTCTTAACCGCAACGACTGTCGGCACGCCCGTAGCGTTTGCGGCAACGGCCACTCACAACATTTGCTCGCTGTCGCTGACCGCGGGCGATTGGGACGTGTGGGCACTTGGCAGGCTCGCGAGTACTGGAGGGTCGGCAATCCCGACAGACGCCCAATGCGGACTCAATACGGTCACGGGAACTCTCGGCGCAGATGGCACATACAATTCTGACATCTACGGGATCGCATTGAATGTGCCCGTGTCGTTGGATGTACCTCCGAAACCCATATCGGTGTCGACTACGACGAACATCTATCTCGTGATGCATGTCGATGTTACGAGTGGTACCGATCTGAATGGTTACGGCATCATCACCGCGCGCCGCCGCCGGTAAGCCATGGCCGGTCCGTTTATCGATCCGAGTTTGATGCTCTTGGATCCGCAATTCACGGATCGGTTTGCGATCGTCCAGCGTCCTCAGACGATCAACACATACGGCGAAGTGACAACGCCGGCGAACGTTACCACGCACAATGTGCTCGGAATCGTGACACCGGCGAAACCGTCTGACTTGAAGCGGCATCCCGAGATCCAGTTCGGCCAGCGCTCGCTCACGATCTTCACGCGCGCGCTGCTGAACTCCGCGCGCAAGACTATCTACAAGCACAGGCCGCGCTCGCAGAGGCGAAGAAGACCGGCGAACATTGGGAGACCGTCCGCTTCAAAGCCATCGCCACGAAGGACGA